TCCAGTCAGTTACTGAACCTACGGCTGATTGGTAGTGAGTGTCTAGTTTTTCACTCACCAGTGCTCTCCACTCCTCCTCTAGACGCGATATTCGCAACAACTTGTCTTTAAACAGATGAGTCGAATACCGTGGTACTTTCACCGTTTTCCAGGTGAGTTGCGATGTACGGGTGTTTATTATCTCCCGTTCGATGCGTATCTTGGGTTGCGAGGAAAGATTTGTTATGTTATAAGTCTTAATAGATACATCATTAAGACCGTTAAGAATCAACCAATAATATGGTTCAACCTTAACAACAAATCTTTTATTTGCAGTTTCCGCAAGATAGCTAAAAACAAAGCAACGTGTACCATCAGAAAATTCAGCCTTGAGAGGCTGAAAGGGGAGTGTATGCTTAACGGAACTTATCCCAAGAACATCTGTGGGTAACTCGTTCGGCTTGCACACTTTGACACCACTTGTCGAAGGATAAGAAGGCGGCACACGGTAGATACTATCCGTGAGCATAATGAGCTCCAAGAAAAGAACGCGAAAGGTATTCCTAAGTTCGGAATAATCCCAGCGATCATGGAGACCATTAATAACCTTGTATATCTCAGCGACTAGTTTAGTCTTTGAGAGGAGACGAGATTCGCCCTTGAAGTAAAAAGGACGAACATCAGTACCATGGTAGTAGTCACTACCACAGGACTCACGGAAAAACGCACGGTTAAAGGTTTTTTCCAAATTAAGCTTAAAGCCTAATTTCGGAAAAAGAATCCTTACATATTTGTGCATCCGAGATGGATAAATAATGTCATCTCCGTAGACGGATATTAACCCGCGTACGTTCCCCAGTTCCTGAATTGCCTTCAACACGCAGTAGAAAACTAATGTTTCCAACGGGAAGGTGGCACCATTCCCCATCGGTAATACCGATGACGTGAAGAATTGGTCACCTCCATAATTCAACTGGTTCTTAAGAATTGGCTTTAAAGCCACGAACCAATCTCTCGGGAGGATAGAGTTAAGCAACCAACTAGAAATGCAGTCAGAAGCTCGCGTCAAGTCCGCTGTAACGTGTGTTCTTGTTACAGAAAACTTTTCAACTAACCGTCTGTGGCGTTGCTGCAGACGACTAATATTGAGACCAATTTTGGATAGTCTTTTCGCGACATACGTCCCGTAGCCATTCGAGTAGTACAAATCGAGTAGCGGAAGAGGCGTTATAACGCGTTTGATTTTCCAAGTTTTTGGAACTGTTTGTAGCCGTAAAGACTCGACTCGCAAAAATTTTGTATCCCAAGAAAATTTCTTGTGGAAGCGATCAAACATCGATCGAAAAAGAATGTCAGATTCATAAACATTCTTCTTAAACCATTTTGCGATAGTTGACGAACCTGTGAATGCCTTCACATCGGTCAGTTTTAGATCGATATGTGCAGACGCTAGCGGGCATCCAATACTTGAGTTCGTTCCGAAACGACAGTATGTCAGCATCTCTGATTCCTCATATTTTCCGAGGATAGAACGCGCAGTTTTTCTGGCGCGTTGTAGAACCGCATGAACAGCCGGGTCGTAACCCTTAAAGAAAGACGAAAAATCTTTTTGAAAATCAAAATAATCGTCTATCGACTTTTCTTCGAGTTCTTCATCAGAATAGACATCGTTGGCGAACCTATACTTCTTAAGCAGAGCGTCAAGTTGTGCATGCGCTTTAAAGCGGTAAATGCTGGTTGACGAATACTCGTAAGCATACTTAGGATCTCTAAATACACTTAATCCGTCTCTTGGGCTTACGCCTTTAAGACGAAAGGAGGGAAGTACAGATTGGAAGTCTTTAACCATTGCTTCATAAACTAATAAAGCTAGATCGTCCGTTGAGTAACGGGGATTCTTACTTCGTGATAACGGCGAGATAAACATGGAGTTCTCCTTTGTTTATTTTAGTTTTATTTTACCCCTGAAATAGGGCTACTACACTTCTAAGTGTGTGGCCTAAAGCGTAGAAGCTTGCGCACATAATTATAATAGTACGCAGGATAGTCATATCTAAGTTCATTAGACGAGACTACCTATTGTTAGGAACGAGCTGAAATCGGCGTCCACAAACATCTGAGCATGCATCTTTAAAAGATCCGTGTAATCAGCTGCAGGGAACGTTGTTGAAAACCCAATCTCAGATCGGATCACGTTGAAAGAAATCGAGCCGTCAGCCTCAACTTGAGGTTTGACTGTCGTCATCCAACGTTTGGCCTTGGAAAACTTACCATTGACCAAAACTGGGTTACGGTTTTTCAGTGTGAGATTCATCCGAGTGCGATAATCAGCATCTCCGATGTCAACCACATGTATACCATTAGGTACAACAAACCCGTCGGAATTGAATGTTTTTGCAGTTCCACCGGAAACGTTGATGGTTGCGCCTGACAATAATGTAGCATTGGTTATGCCCATTGTAATTCTCCCTTCACAGAATTGTGAATGTTATCGTCTAATGTTAAATGACATTGACTGATTTATAAGAGCAAGGCCATCCAGAACTTTCCAAAAATCAAGTCCTGAGGTACCTCGGAACAGGGGAAGAGAAGGAGGTTGTGTTCCTTTTACAACACGGTCAAATCTTTGACCTTCAAACTTAACCTCGGTGGAATCACCGGTCATCTTGTACAAAGTACCAAATTCAACACCTGTTGCGCTTCTGGGGTTTAATGTTATTGACCCAAAAGAATCGATTTTGCAGGACGTTGTAGCACCAAGATACAAAATTTCAGGCTGGAATCGTAATGATCCTAGCCAAGGTCCAATTGTAAACAACCAATCCACGACGAACGACAGACGAGTTAGCTCCCAAAACGCTTCGGGAAGATAACGTAAATCTAAACCAAGCTTTTGCGCTTGACTTAAATCTGTCTTCTGTTTGAAATACACAATCCCACATAATTTTATTTTGTGGTGACAGATGCATTTCCCGCTCATCAAGACAACTCCGTTCGCACCACCTGTCTCTGTCGAGGCAGTGTGACGATCGATCTTAAGCTTTGATCTTTTTGATCTTACGCGATTAGCGTCGAAGGAGTTGACTACTTTGTCGACAAGCTTTATCACATCCTGAACAGCACTGACTAACGGTCTCAAGCCATAGCGTACTTCTAGCCATGTCTTTGCGACTACGTTACCAGTGAGTTTTGTGGATGCAAGTATTGCTTGTGATCGCGAACTTTTTGGATTGAGAAGGCACCCAAGAAGAGTGCCGTTACTCGCACCACCTAGCTTCGGATTTTTGAAGGCTAGAAAGTCACGCAATGCTTTGAAAGGGTTGCGCAAAAGTTCTAAAGTCTCGCGTAACTCGCCGAGATTCTCTAAACCCCCGAAATCCGGGGAACCTACTTTACTGTAGGCTTTTTGCAAACAAACATCGGCTAACCGTTGGAGTTCTTGATCTTGTGAAAAGATCGGTACTTTCCAACAGTATCGGTTAGAAAAACAAGTACCAGCAATAGGTCCAGTGTACTCATATTCGTACATTGAACTTGCGTCCACTTGCTTCCTTCCGATGATTGTACCCGAGCCAGCCACATGTGCTGACTCCCTCATGACAGAATACGGATTAATTCTGAAAACGTTCGGGCTAAATTTGCCCGTGTTTACTGATGTTTTAGTCGACGATACAATTGCCGACTGAACACCATAGGATGGAACATCTTGCCTTTGAACATATTGCAAGACGCCTTTCCAATAATAACGTTTAGTATTCAGAACGACACCCGATAAGATTTTATCTGCCATATGAGGCTCCTATCCGACGAAAGTTGGATTGCTT